TTCTGGACTTGATGTAAATATCTCAGGGCCAATAGGTGAATCAAAAATAACATTTGAAACTGTAATATTATTGTAAAGGTCACGCAACCTTTTGCCAATCGTAAGGTTTGACCCTGGCCCAATCCCTTCTTCTGTAAATATATTTATTAAAAGCAAACCAACAACACTGTTTGTAGAATTGGCAGATCCACCCATTGTTAAATAGCTTCCAGAACCAAAACTTGTCTGACATTGAACAAAGGTATCTTCTGTTGTCGAATCAAATGCCATATTGTTGAATACAACAGGAATCGCAGGGCTTGATGCAAGTTCTGTTGCAAGTCTTGCCTCGATTGTGGATCTGACAGTATTAAGATCTGTTGCTGCCATTATTTTTTCCTCACTATTCTTGCCAATTGTCTAGGAATATAATTTGTTGTCAGTTCTTTTGCAATAAGTTCTGGAAATCCAGGAACAGTTTTTTGTCTTGTTCTATATCTTCCTCCCCATGAAGGAGGTAAATTAGTCCCAAAGCATACAGGCTCTGCATAAGGTAAATTATTTGTTATTGTTCCTTCCAATGGTTTTATTTGTGTTTGCCACGCTGATCTAAGTCTGCCTGTATCAACTGGAGTTGCTTTTTTAGTTCTGGCAGTCCATTCTAAAGTCGTTGCCTGCACAAGATCAACCACTACTTCTTTCATCACATCATCAATCTGATTTAATTTTATCTGTCTAGCCATGATTACCTCAAGATAAGATCAAAACTTACTGGTATATTATTTTGTTCATTCGTTACAACTTGAATAATTTTAAATTCAACACTGCTTATAACAACCCTGTCTTTTGTGGTCGGTACAAAAGTTAAATCCCCTGCTGATATTGTCAGCCTTTTGTCCTGGGATTCAATCAGATCATTTACCTCAGATCTGTTTACATTTGTTAACGCACCTTTGACAGTGGTATCAGATGTGGATTCTGTAATAGCTCCAGTGGTTGTGTTATAACTGCCAGCCGTTACCTGTCTGATAGTCACATCACCTCCAAGCTTGCTAAGAGTTTTTGATGCTGCTTTTTTTAGTGCGTTGGCAAGACTCATAATAAATAAACTACATTCGGTAGGCGACAACAGCACCGCCATTTAGTTTGATGCTTGTGAATATGCCACGAATCTCTGCGGTTGACTTAAAAACAATTGTTGTTAAAGCGTTGCCTGTAAAGTTTTCACCGACAAGGGTATGAAACTCAGAATCCTCAAGAGAGACAATTTTCCAAAAACGGCCAGTATGCGTGGCTGTATCGCTAATAAAATGAGGATGGTTGTGAACGTAGCTTTCGCTGCAATTGCAACTCATAATTGATAAGCGATTACTTGACCGCTTGCTAAAGTAATACTTGTAATAACCCCACAAATTTCAGAAGATGCCTTCATTGTTATGCCATTTATGGTTGATGATCCATTCTCTGTTAAATTTTCAGCTACAAAAGTTGCTTCAGCATCTGATAAGCAATGAACCTTACCAAACCTGCCAGTGTGGGCATTTGTATCTGTAATAATGATTGCTGCTGGATAATCGTAACCGTAGCCCATTTTCATGACCTCTTGATTTGTAAGTTTGCTCTTCCACCTATTCTAATACCCATTAGATAATGATCAACTATCGGTGGGATTCGATCAATACCAACTGCTCCATAAAATCTAGGAGTTGCATTTATATTACCGATACTGACTGTTGCAAAATCTTCCAGACCACTCAACTCCAACCCGTTCCTGTTGTTGTTGAGATATACAGCCAAAATAACTTGTGCATTTTTTACACGATCTGGTATTTCAGTATCGGTGTAATAATCAGCAACTAATCTATTTGGAAAAGATAAGCCATACAAATTTGTGTATGTATCAGGTTTTCTTACTCCTGATCTTGGCCACTCAAGTGCCTGGGTATCATCTACTCTAGCCCCTAAAAACTTTTCACGATCAATTCTTTGTGCAGCAGTGAACAACGCACGATTTTTATTATCGTTGCTTGATCCATCCCATGCAGCGGCGTCATCACTCAGAACTAGCCCCTCAATAAAAGAGTTTGCATCATTAAGAGTGATATAGGTGTTAGCGTTAGCACCACCAACAGTTGCATCAAGAGTTATCGCCATTTAGTTTTACCTTTTTGGGCTTTGGTTTTGTTTTTGGCTTTTCAAGAGTAGGAGTTAATGAAGCTGCCTTTTGAGCAGCCTCATTCCTTGCTCTCATACGCCTAAAAGCGTACATTGCCATTAGCTAGATGCTCCCTTTAGAGCAACATAATTAATAACGATGGCTTCACTTAAAGATCCACCTGATACGTTAGAAACTGTAATCTTGAATGATCCAGCAGCGATACCGTTAGCACTTACGATGTAAGCACCAGCAGTTCCAGCAGAACCATGACAAGCAACGACAACATCTGTTGCAGCGACTTTGCTGTTAGTAACTGTGAAAGATACTTCAGCAGCATCAGCTAGTGCAGCGTTGTTCATTGTAATCTGTCCACTCTCAGTGTTAAGAGTTACACCTGTTGATTTGTTAGTAGCCTGAGTTACAGTACCACCATCTGTTGGGCCGATTAAACTACCAGCACCAATTTCAAAAATAGAAGCCATGATTAATCTTGGTTACTTACGTTAGTAGCACGGACAATTCCGATGTTCTTTGTCTCATACACTTTCGACCAAGAGGCAACTGTCTCTAATACGGTACGAGTTGGGTTAACAGTAGATACTGCATATTTCAAACCTACTGGATGGTAGATGTAATGAAGGTCAACAGCCATTGCTTCTTCTAAAGCAAGGATGTCTCTATCTGTCTGTGTTCTGATTGGTGCTTGCTCACCTGTAACAACTGCTCCCTGTGTAAAGAAGAATGTTGAATACTCTGTAGAAGAACCAGATCCCGTTGTTGGAACATCATCAGAAACAATTACGTTAAGACCCATAAAGGTATTAACAGCAGTTGGGCCATCAAATGCTCTTGTTGTGCTACCTGAAGCTGCTGCTGTATCAGGTGCGCCAGTGTTGTCGTAAATGCGATCAATTGCATTTCTCTCAACCAAGTCATAAAAGATTTTTGAATGCATTGCAACGCTTGTCAACTTTTGACCCTGATCACCAAGTAAAGATTGTGCTTTTGCAACGTGTCTTGGACTTAGTGTTGTTGGAGTATCTCCTGATTCTGAATCAATTGTTAAAGCAAATAAAGCTGAGTTGCTGTCGTTTGCGTTGATAGAACCAAATGCACCTGTTAAGCAAGAGAATAAGTCTTTTTGCTTTTGGTTGTTAACATAAGCAGCCATCTTTTGTGCGATAGCAGCCATTGGATCAGGGCCACCACCAACTGCTAATGCAGCTAAGTCTCTTGAACTAAATGCACGACCTCTATGAAGAACAGCAGCGATTTGATTATCAGCTGTGATCTTGCCAGGTGTTAATGATAATGAATCTGTAAGAACTTCAAAGTCTCCAGATAAGTTAGCTTTGTAGAATGGAATCTTTACAAAGTCACCGCCTCTCTCTGCGGATAGATTTAATTCTGCTAGAGGTGTCACGACCCCACTCTGCAAGAAAGCATCTCTTTGAGTTGTTTCTTCAATCAGATAGGGTGTAAAAACCTCAGGGATAATTAAATCACTTCTTAATGTAGCCATTAAAAAATGTACTAATGATTTTTACTTTTCGGTGACAACACCTAACTCATACAAACAAGTTAATCTTATATTAACCGCTAACTGCATTTTTGAGCATATTATATTTATTAATGTCTGTACGATATAATCTTGCCTGCTCAGTTAAATTGAAAGATTCTTTAGCAAATGGGTTGGCTTCTCCTGTAATAACATCAGCAGTTACTTTTGTTGTTGTAGCACCACCGCCCTGTGGTCTTGGGTTTTTCTGTACCCATTGAGGCATCTTTTGTTGCGCCCAATCTTTAACAGGAGTTCTGTTATAACCATCAACAATAACAACAGTGCCATCAGCTTCTCTTGCAAGTTGATCTCTGTTTATTCTTGACAAAACATATTGTGGGTCATGTACCACATCAGCTAATGCACTGACGGCAGGGGCTTCAACTTCAAGCT